GAGTCACAGTCTTGTCCCCGCTGGCCTTACGGTAGGCAGCGATGCGTCGCATCCTAGGGTTGCTGCCGGCACCGAACTGGCAAGAGGGGACTTCATGGCCATTGTCGCGCAGCCATTGCATCATGCCTTTGTACTTCTCGTCCGAGATATGCTCATGCCCATGTCCCTTGGTATACCCTAGAAACTCAAACACTCGGTTGTACTGGGTGCCACGCCCCCAGAGGGATGTGGTCACAAGGTGTTCTAGTTTCTCGTTGTAACGCTGCTCAAAGAAGTCCCCTAGGGTCGGGGCAATCATGGCACAGAGTTTACCCAAGTTGTAATGCCATCCAAGCGGCTGGGCTGACACACAGACGCTGATGTCCATAACGGATCGCAATGCCTTACCCTTCTCCTTCGGGTCTTTGGGCATATTCAAACGCTTGTCCCGTTCGGTCAGGTTGATGACTGGTGAGGCAAGGAAGATAAGGCCGATAAGGGTTTCACCGTGCTTGACCAAGAAACCCAGTTTGCGACCCGGCGCGGGACGCCATACGGCCTTGCTCATCTGCTTCTGATAGAATGCCAACTTGGCGGAGTCTACCTGCTCGACCCAAATCTTGGCAGGGTCGATTTCAAACAAAGGGCAGGAGTAAGGCTCCGCCTTCGTGAAGTCCATTATTTGCTGTTCCATCATGCGTCGTATTTGGTGCCTTGGTAGTACAACGCCGCCCCCACCTTGCGCGGCTCCATGATTCCGTTCGTCACCATGGCCTTGATGAGCGACTCCGCCTGGTCGCGGTTCAACTTGTGGTCGGCCACAAGTTCCTCGATTAAAGCCCCCCGGCTGACCTTGGGCTTCGACTCAAAGTGCCTGAATTGCTGCCCGACCTTGAGCAGCTCGAAACCGCCGGCCAGCGGGGCTACCTCCCAGAACACGCGGTCGTCGGCGTGTTTCAGTTTCAGGGTCAGGGTAGGCTTCCCCTCCGGGGTACGCATCCCCGCCTCCTTGCCGCGCTTCGACAGGTTGAACGAGAACACCGGCTGGTCTTTGGACTCCCGGCGGATGTTCAGGACGGCTCGTACATAGTTCACCAACTCCGCCCCGCCCGTCCCGCTGTACATCATGTCAGAGAAGGTCTGGCCGTCCGTGACCTCCTTGGCCTTCGGCTTTCCTTCGTGGTGGATCAGGATGGCGATGCAGCCCGTCTCCTTGAGCATCGGCTCCAGCAGGCCGCGGCAGAAGTTCGTCACGTCGACGTTGTCGTTGATGTTCCCGCCGATGTACGCCATCAGGGGGTCGAGGACGATGACGTCCAACTTGTGCCTGACCACGATCTTGCGGGCGAGCTGGATGATGTCGTCGCCGCGCTTCGACGATTCGTTGAAGAAGTGCAGGTTCTGCCTGACCATGGCCTTCTCGTCGTTGTTGAGCCTCATGCCCGACATCACCCCTTGGAAGGACTGGGCCATGTCGCCGACGTCGCCCTCCGCCTGGAGGACGCCCATCTTGAGCGGGTGCTTCGCCGGGATGCCGAACAACTCCCGCCCGCAAGCCCACGACATCGCCATCTGCATGGCGAAGGATGACTTGCCGATGCCGGACTGCGCGGTGATCAGCAGCGAGCCGCCCTTCTGCAACCAGCGGCCGTGACCGATGACCGTGTTAGGGTCGTTCAGGACGTCGTAATTCTCAAGGACGTCCGTCGTGACCTCCTCGGGGAAGTCCTGACCCTCCCGCCAGACCATGAACTCGTCCCAGTCGGAAGCCCCGACCTTGAACGCCACGATCTTCTGCTCGTTCTCGCCGCGCATGACGCCCCCCAGCCGGCTCCAGCGGGAAGGGTTCTTGTTCTGCGGGTCAGGCTCATGGTCGGACAGGTAGTCATACACCGTATTACGGCGTTCCTCCCATTGCTCCTTGCTCTGCGCGTCGACGCGAACCCAGGCGTGGACGGACTTGCCGCCCGAGTCGACGAGCAGGCTGATGGGAAGGTTCGACTGCTGGAAGATGGCCACCTGCTCGTCCTTCGGCTTCTTGTCGAACTCGACCAAGACGTGCCGGTAGGCCGACACCGAACCGTCGGTACCCGTGAAGTCGTCAGGCGTGAAGGGGTTGATACGAATCCAAGCCCCCGACTCCGTGCCGGCGAACTTCGCAGCCCCCACGGCTCCCGGGCCGAAGAACTTGGTGATCCATTCGGCGCGGGTCAGGAACAGACCCTTGGACGCGGGGAACCACTTGCCGTCCTCGGTCTGGCCGGCCTCGTTCGTGATGCAGATGATGTCCTCGTCCTTGAAGCAGTTCAGCAGGACGTCGGCCGTCGTGAAGGGGGTCTGGGCGTCGGCCAGCTCGGCGACCCGTGTGGGGTCGAAGACGAAGCGGCCGTTCGCGCCGACCCGACGCTCCTTGCCGGCGACGAGCCAGCCTTTCTGGCGTTCATGCGGCTTGACGTAGGCGTCGTTCAACTTGTGGCGGAGTTCCTTCTCCGACCATGGGGGCGAGCAGCGGGCATTGAACTCCTGAAGCAAGGCCCAGGCGTCCGACCACGGGAGGTCGAACCCGTTGGCGAGGATGCTGGCGGCGCGGTAGGTGGCGGGGTGTCCGCCTTGGCCGGCGACGGCGGCGGGCAGTTTTGCGAGATAGGCTCTCGCCCCGGAAATGCGATCTTCGGTGGTCATGGTGGCTTTAAATGTTGAAATAGGTCTGGTCGGTGTGGCCTTCAGTTGCGTCGTATCTCTTAGACTCTCCCTTTGGGTAGACTTCAATAGGATACTTCAAAGCAGAAAGAATTAACTTCTTTTGGGTCTTGCTTGCTACGATATAAATGTAGCGGTGTTTTCTGGGGCGATCTTCCAGATAAAAATCATCGCCAAACTTTTCGCGCATGAAGTCAGCTCGATTCTCATGCCCTTTGCTCATGTCCGCAATAGTCTGTCCGTGAAGATGCTCCATGCCCCTTACCTTCCAATCTGTCCTTTTTGCAGAAAGACCAGTATATAGGAAGTTAGTAGCCTGATATACATACCCTACATGGCCTTGGTTTGTGTCTGCATATGATACGACGATGCTTGGCTTTGGTAATTTTGATAGAGAATTACCTACTATCATTGAAGCCAAGTTCTTACGGCTTTCGCAGCATAGCCTGTTAAGCTCAAGAACGTGACCAGCCCATTCCGGGCCGCATACACCTTCCCTCAACGGAGAAGATGAAGGGCAACCGTAAGTCACCACACCAATCATCTTCTCGCCTTCAAATGCCGCAAAGGCGTGAGAGATAGGGCATAGCCTTTTTGCGTAATGCTTATTCAGCAACCAAGGATGAACATCGGCAGGGTCGACCCTTTTTACGGAAATACGATCTTCGGTGGTCATCGACGCGGCTGGGCGTAGGAGATTTTGAAGCCGTTGATTTCAAGGGAGACGATATTATAATCGACCCACTCCTGGGCGACTTCTTCGTCCCACTTGTGCAAGTCCATGCAGACTTCGATGAGCTTGAAGTAATTGTAGGTGAGAAAGCCCTTGGCGTCTTTCTTGACGATGGCCTTCTTGAAAGCCGAATGCGGCTCCAGTTTGATGGGAGTTTTCATAGGTGGCTCTTAAAATTATTAATTATAGGCTACCCCATTGGTAGGCCATGGCGTCGGCGATGCCTTGGAATGTCTTCGACCTGTACTTCATTCTTTCCAATGGCTTCATCCTCATTGATTCGACGTGCCAGATAGGATCCTTGCGACCGTCCTTATATGTATAGAACTGAGGTTCGACAATCTTCGTAGGCACAAGTTCAGGAAGGTTCTTCAACCATAGGCCGGTCTTCTTGCTATGCGGGTCTCCGAATTGCCAAGGTTGAACATACTGCGTCGGCTTTCTGTAAACGCTGGAAAGTATGCCAACAGGGTTCTCAAGACAGATACGAGGAATATCGCATTCAAACATGGCTTTGAAGAATGCAATCGCATCTTCGCGCTGCTTATGCCTATCAGGGAAACGATCCTTGAACTCAGGCTTGAACCATTTATTTCCTGTGACGGTAAGGTAAGTGCATGGGGGATGACCAATCATCATGTCCCAACCGTCATTGATAATATCAAAAACGCTTCCGTGGTAATGCGGCCCCGGCACGTCGGTCGGCAGCAGGTCGCATGACATGGCATCGTGTCCAGCCTTGATAAAGGCGTCGCGCACGGTGCCGGAATATTCGCAGGCAATCAGTATTTTCATAGGGTGGCGGATTCGTTATCCCCCCTACCCCCTTCGGCGTCAACCGAAAAAGTACTTCATCTGGATCCGCTTCCCGTCGAAGAACCGCAGACGCACCTTCTTCATCTTGCCGGCCTTCTCCAACTCAAGCAGCCATACCCGCGCCGTGCCGTTCGTCGCGTCCCACTCCTTCGCCCAGCCGTCGATGGACTTGAAGCCCTTCGGAACCTCGTCGGCCTTGCGGGCTTTTATTGCCCAGAGTTTCTTCAGGACGTCGTTGGCCTTCATGTCAGATGGGCAGAACCCATTCGTCCTGATCGTGCGGCTGCTCATGCACCCACGGTATGAGTTTCTCGTCCGTATAGTAGCCGAAGACCATGCCTTGCGACCAGGCGAACGTGGCGCGGCGCGTATTCGCATAGTCCATGGCACCACGGCGGGTCAGGGTGCCGACGCTGATGCCCGTCGGAGTGTCGTCCCGCCGGCCGGTCATGCGTCCGACCTTATGGGTATGGGCGAAGATCACATTGCCGTACATCTCGGCCATGTCCCTGGGGGCGTTCTCGCCGTAGACGGTGCCGTGCGTGAACTTGTAGTTGGCCAACTGGAACGCCTGCCAGATGCCTGTGTACTCGACGAACAGGGCTTTCCGCTTACGGCAATGTTCCGTGATGTCGTTGATGAGGCGGATGGCGTACCCGGAGTAGACCTCGTCGTCCGAAGCGGCCTCGCGCCAAAGCCTGACCTCATGGTTGCCGGCCAGCACGACGTTGGGGCGGAGCTGATCGAGGAATTTCAAACCCCCGCCGATGTCAGGCTCGATGGCGTCGCCCTTGCCCCGGGCGGACGACATGAAGGGGGTCATGTCCACGAAGTCGCCCAGGTGGACGGTCATGTGTGGCTTCCACCGTTCCTTGAACTTGAGGACGCCCTCGATGGCCTTGGGGTCGGCGTACATCCCGTGGGAACAGCCGACCGCCATGAACCGCTTCCAGCCTTTATTGATGTTCATTATTGTTAGGCAGGTGTTTAGGGGGTCGGCCGAACCCGACCCAGACGAAGGACATATTGAGCCGATTGGCGGCTTCTTGTACGGCCCTCAGGGAGTAGCCGTACTCGTAAGCGGCCTCCTTGGTCGTAAGGCCACGGGCGATCGCCTCGGGGACTATAGTCCGCGCCGGCGGCTTGCCGTACCTGTTGACCCTTTTGAGGTTGTTCATCGGTTGAGCAGGTTGACGCAGGTATGCTCGCCGTTGTGCAGCTCCCAGAACTCGACGTTCGACCGGCGGAGGGTCGGCAGCACCGTCCGCTTCCACTTGGCCATGGAGTCGGCGAACTCGTCGCGGCTGTAGGCCACGAACTCGGGATGTTCGACCTTGCCGCCGTCGAGGATCACCAGCAGGGCGTGGCAACGGCGCGGCATCTTATGGGTGTACTCGGTGAGGTTGATAGGGGGTTTTCTCATTTGGTATGCTTTGAGGGTTTGAGGGAGATTCCGAGCCGCTTGGCGGCGATGTAAAGGCTGGGCCGGCGGATGCCGTGCTTGGCGGATACTTCAGCGTAGGTCAGCCCCAGCTCCTGGCCTTCGATGAGGGCTTGCTTGACGTCGCCGTAGCCGGCGCGGGTGCGTTTGGTGTCGCTCATGGCTGGGACTTGCCCTCCTTGGCGGCGTTCCATTTCAGCAGAGTTTCAGAGTCTCCTGGGTCATAACCTTCAGCACGATAGCAGGCTTTAAGGTCTTCCGCCATCGCATCCCCGGCCTTGGTCAGCCGCTCGACCTCGGCCTTGAGGCGGGCGTTCTCGGAAACAGTTTCGTCAAACAATGCCCGGTTGAACTGTGCGTGTAGTTCACCTACATCAACACGGAGGCTTGCCAGACGACACCTTTCAGCATCGGCCTTGAGCCGGGCGTTCTCATCATACTTAACACGAAGTGCGATGCGGCAGTTATTTAGGTCGGCCGAGTCACGAACCATCGCAGCCCACTTCTCGGGGTCGACTGGAATAAACTTACTCATCAGTTGTTATAGCAGGCACGACGGATCGTGCGTTCGTGGTGCTTCCAGCCGTAGCCCGGAACGTAAGCGCGGACTCGTCCGATGACGTCCTTGCCGACCAAGGTAATCTGGACGCTCATATCGTCGTCATGGCTGCTGAACCCGGTGCAATCAGGCGGCAGGCTTTCAATCGTGTCGACGATGACGTTGTCAGCCCATGCTTCAAAGCCCAGCCTGTCGATTTGCTCTCTGTCAGGTTTCATCGGTAGATGTGGTAGATTTCAGAAGCTACCCCCCGTACCCCCGCTGGGTCAACCGCCAATCGCGTATGCCGAATCTGCATGGACGACATCATGTCCGCCAGACTGCCGGCCTCCTCATCGTTCGCTGGCCCGAAACCCGGACGCTGAATCTCGACCGTCACGATCTGCGCGTCGAGGTGCTTCGTAAGGAAGACGTGTTCGTTCAGGTAACGCCAGTCCGAGACCAAGGCCACCGGGCGGACGTCGAGCGGGGCGTAGTCGAAGAACAGGGCCACCTGGGCGTTAAGGTGCCTTGCGAAGATGTCCTTGTCGACCCCCCGGAGGGTGCGTCCGAGTTCGACCAGCAGCCCCCTATTCTTCACCTTGAATTCTTCGGCGTGGAAGTCGATGACTCCGGCCTTGAACACCCCCATGGCGCGGAGGACGTCGTTCGCCCGTTCCTTCAGGACATCGGCGAACTTGAACACCTCGCAACGGTTGCCGTTGCCGTTGAAGTGTTCCATCATGCAAGCGGCGAAGGTGTCCTTCCCCGCACGGGCGACCCCGGTGATCATGAAGACCAGCGGCTGGTTGTTTTTAGTAGTCATCATTGTGGAAAATGCGGCCGTAGATGCGTTGCAGGGGGGACTTGGGCTTCGACCCCTTCTGCATACGCCAGTCGGAGCCGATGGCCTTCGACGCCGATTCCTTCGACATCCGCTCGGCACCGCGCACCCCGAACTGCTGGAGCTTGCGAACCTGCTTCACGGTGGCCAGATTGAGGGCTTCCCGTGCCTTCAGGCGGGCGATCATCCAATCGGCCTGGTCAGACGTCAGGCCACGGGCGTGGACGCCGTAGCGGGCAAGCTCGGTGGTCTGGTAGACGAACATCGGAGAGTCCGACGTCGCCGCCGGCACGACGAAGCCGAACACCGCGCAGGCGACGGACAGGTCGACCAGCCCCAGCTCGCGGGCTTCCTTCGTCGCCGACCGCTGCTCTTCGGCGGCGATTCGGCGGAGCATGGTCTCCTCGGCGTGGCGGTCGCAGGCTTCGGCCGCTTCCAGCGGGTCGTGCGACCCATCGATGACGGGAGCCTTGGCCTGAGGGTGAACCGTGAAGGCGTCCGCCGGCGTGAAGGAGTTCTCACCGCTGATCCACATGGGGTCGAGAATGAGGCAGTCGGTCTTGCCCGGAGCCGTGCGGAGGCCACGGCCGATCATCTGGCACCACAAGGCACGGGACTGGGTCGGGCGGAGCAGGATGACGCAATCGGTCTCGGGGGCGTCGAATCCTTCGGTGAACAGGTTGACGTTGCAGAGGACTCGCAGCTCGCCCCGCTTGAACGCTTCGACGGTGC